GGACAGGATGCTCATGGCGTTGTGCTTGATGAGGGAGTCGATGGACAGAAGGTGGGAGCGGGCGTTCTTCACCTTCAAGGCGATGGCGGCGGCTTGCGTGTAAGCCTCGTTAATCGCGGCCCCGCTCGTGACGTCGATGCCGACACGGAAGACGTAAGGCGTCCCGGTCTGGTCGTTGACCACGCACTCGTAGCCGATGGCCTGGAGCGCACGCTTGAGGGCTCCGATGGTTCCCTTCACACGATGCACGGAGATGCTGTCGGAGATGGCCTGACGCTTCTGGTCTTCCGTCCAATTGCTGTCCCAAGGGTCAACGGCGAGCGACCAAGCCAGCCAAGGCAAGATGCCGACCGGGCAAGTGAACGGGTTCCACAGGTCGCCGACAGGAACCGGGACGGACCCGGCACGGGCGGTCGAAAGCGACAGCGCACGCTCCTGCTTGGTGGCGTTCAGTGGAAGGAGATCGCTCATCCGAGGGTCAACGTGATGGCGGTGCAACGGCCCGCTTGCGTGGGCGTGATGTCGAGGTTGGCGGAGGGCGAGGCGAGCACGACCTTCTCGACGCCGGGCTGGTGCAGGGCGGCGTAGATGCCGGACAGGTTCACGTCGGCACCGATGCGGAAGCGGGCGGTGGCGAAGGCCTGAGCGGCGGCTTGGCAGTTAGCCAGGACGACCGAGGCGTCGGGGCCATCGTTCACGAAGATCGTGGCGGTGATGGCATAGGTCACGATGGTAGCGGCTTGGACGGTGACGTTGTCGGTCAGGGGGCGGACGTCCTCGGCGGTGAGCTGCGCAGTCACCTGAGCGAGTTCGCCAGAGGTCGGGACGCCGTTGTTGTTCACCGACAGGACGGTCACCAGCACGGCCCCAGGGGTCGGGCTCTGGACGGCGACGTCCTTGATGGTCGCCACCTTGAGCGCATGGAAGACGTAAGCCCCGACAGGTCCGGCGGTGCTCAGGCCTTCAAGGGAGAGCTGCACACGGAAGCGAAGATCAGCGTCGGCCTCCATCACGGCGGCGACGGGAGGGATGGCGTTGGGGTTGGCCGGGACCAGCGTCTTGCGGACTACGCCGAAGAGGGCGGCGAGTTGGTCGAGGTTGGTGCCGCCAGCGTAGGCCAGCATCACGCTCTTGGCGGCATCGTTGACGCGAGCACGGGTGAGCATCTCGCGGTAGGCGGCGACCTCCAGAACCTTGTAGGCGGGGTCGGACTCGACCAGGGCGGTGAAGGCCGGGTCGCGGGTCCGAAGGTCCGCAAGCATCTGGGCGAGGATGACCTCGTAGTCCAGCGTCTCGACCACGGCGGGGGCCGGGAGCGTGCTTAGGTCGATGGGAGAGTTGTTAGCCATTAGATGACGATGCCCTCGACAGCCAACGGAGCGTTGGTCGGGATGTAGCGGGCGGTCAGGCTGACCTCAAGTTTGCCGGGCTCGGCCTTGCTCACGCGCACCGTCTCGACCTTGAGGCGGGGTTCCCACTTGCGGAGGGCGGCAGAGGTGGATGCGTAGATCTCCACGAGCGTGGCCTTGTTGACGGGGGCGTCCACCAGCTCGAAGAGCTTGGAGCCGTAGTCGCGACGCATGACCCGGGAGCCGAGGGGTGTGCTCAAAATGTCCCGCACGGACTGACGAAGGTGGTCGAGTCCGGCAAGCCCCTTGCCCGTGCTGGAGTCCATGCCTCGCATTAGGGGGGGAGTTTACGAAGAAGCCCTGTTTTGGTCTTGTGCGTTTACTTCGCTCAGACGGGCGTGGAGGTCTGACTGCTGCCGCCCTGGACGCCGCCGTGGCGGTGCGTCTTGAGGCTGATGCCCCCAGCGGTGACATCGCCGGAGACGGTGACGGTGGACGTGATGCTGACCGCAGGGGCCACCATCTGGATCTGCGACCCGGCCTCGATGCGGGCCACCGAGCCAGCCGAGACGGTGGCGTTGCCATCGGCCTCGACGAGCACGTTGCCCGTGGCCGAGATGGTGGCGTTGCCCGTGATGTTGACCGTCAGGCTGGAGCCGGAGGTCGGCAGGTCGAGGGTCAGGGAGTGCAGTGCACGGTCATAGGTGGCCGAGGAGCCGTCCGAGAAGACCATCTTGCTGACGTCTGGGGATGCCGAAGGGGGAGGGTTGGAGGTCGTGTATACCCCGCCCAGCACAAAGCCCGCCGTGAGCTCGCCAGAGGGTGCCAGCACGAGGACCTGTTCGCCCACCTCGGGCGGGTGCCAGGTCTTGTCGGGTCCGGCCTTGGCGGTCAGGAACGGCAGGGGGGCGGTCAAGAGGTCCCCGATGGTCACCCGGCACCGGGCGTTCGGGAGATCCACGGAGGCCACGACCCCAACCCTTACGAGGTTGGAGAGGCGGCGTTGGAAGTCGGCGGTCTGCTGGAAGTTCATGGGGTGGGCGGGGCAATCTTGATGTAGCTCGAAAGGTTGGCCGCACCCGTCAGCGGGTCGATGCCCAGCCAGACCTCGGTCGGGATGACCCCCGAGGCGTCCCAGACGGACGTGCCGAGGTAGGCGGGTTGATGCCTCCACATTACTCGGAGGCACTCATACTCGTTGCCAGCGTCCCCGGCGAAGGTGTCGGGGTCGGCGGACATGGGCCGGGCCGGGCCTACGGGCTGACCAAACCGCTTGTCCTTCACCCACGACATGAACGATGCCGCGAGGAGGCGGGCCGCGAGTTTTCCCGTTCCCTTGTAGGACACCACGCAGTATGCGTTGAACGTCAAGACGGTCACGACCTGGTCGGTGCCTACGTCGTCCGGCTCGGCGACCTCGATTGAGTCCAGCTCGAAATAGACGGCGGGCGTCTTCACCATCTCGCCGGGGCGAGGGTAGGCCCCCACGTCCTTGAGGGCGGGGAACTGCGCACGGATGGCGGCGGTGATGTTGGTATGGAGGACGGCGAGGTCCACCTGTGGTGTGTTGCTCATTTGATTTGAAGTTGGTTGCGGGAGGTTCCTTCAGCACTTCCGCTGAAGCGGTCGAGGTAGAAGAACAAGCGTTCCATGAAGTGTGCCGCCACCTTGGGCGTCACGATGCTGCCGAGGATGACCGTCGCTTGGTCAGCCACGTCTAGTTCCTGCTTGGCGATGACCTCGCGGACCTGTCCTCGGTAGTTGCCCCTGGTCATGGCCCGCTTCTCGCCCGTGCGTTTGAAGACGTGGCTGTTCAGCTTGGGCACGATGAAGGCCCCCGGCACGGACTTGGCTGTCGTGGTCACGCCCGAGCCGTCCTCCTTGGGCTTGAGGTATTTGAGGCCGATGGCGTTGATGCCATACCATATGCGGGCGTTGCCACCTTGCCCGGCCCGCTTGGCCTTGATGCGTTTCCGCATGGCGGGATAGGGGACGTTCAGCGCACGGCCTAGGTCCTTGGCCGACTCCTTGTTGGCCCACATCGCCGTGTCATCCATCGCAAGGCGAAGGATCTCCTTCACCTCGTTCTCATCCAAGACCAGAGACGCCGCCACCTTCTCCAGCTCGGAGATGTCAAAGGTGATGGGGCCGGACTGGGACACGGCTTATTGCTCCTCGTGCGCGAGCGAGACAGTCGCGAGGCCTGTCCCCTCGGGCTGAACTTGGAGCAGGGAATACTTCACGCCGGAGACCAAGACGTCCATGCCCCGATACTCCGAAGGCACCTTGAGGAAGGCCACCTCGGACGCCCGGCACGTGAAGCGGGGGGCGGTCGTATCGAGCACGGCCTCGCCGAGATCAGCGTTGATGAAGGCGTTGTCGAAGTAGCCCAGCACCAGGCGGTCGCCCTTGCTGGTCTTGAAAGTCACCCGCTGGCTATCGAGGCCGGCGAAGAACGGGGATAGGTCCTCGGGCATTTACTTGCCGCCCTTGTCGGGCTTGGGCTGGGGCTTGGCTTCAGCGATCTTGGCTTCCTCGCGCACGACCGGGACCGCACGCTCCATGTTGATGAGGTCGCGGGCCGACATATCTCCGACCTCCAGGATGTCGCCCTTGCGGTGCGCTTTGCCGGAGATGAAGCAGTTTTCGATAATCTTAATTTTCATAGGCGTGTCCTCATAAAAACAAAGAGGGCCGGACAGTCAATCTGTCCGGCCCTCGCGGGTGCTATGTGCTATCCTCTACCTTAGGCCTTCACGCCGACCACGAACGACTGCGCACGACGGACAGCGAAGTCGACGTCCTGCATGACGACGATCTTGAGCTGGCCCTTGTCGGAGCCGGTGTAGGGGTCGACCATGACTTCCAGACCGCCCCACATGCCGACGATGAGGTCGCTGAAGTTACCGAAGAACACGTCGCCGAGGGCGACCTGGTTCGTGGTAAGGGCGTTGTAACCGTTGACCGTGTTGCCCTGCTCCCAGATGGTGTTCATCGAGGCGTCGGCGAACTTCTTGGTGCTCTTGGCGTAGCCACGGAACGAGGCGTTGCCGATGTAGGCCATCGAGTCAACGTCGGCGTTCTGGAGGCTGACGGCGGTTTCCATGCCCACGAGTTCGGCGAAGGTCGGGTTCGCACCAGCGAAGGTGACGGAGCCGATGCCAGCCGTGGACTTGATGCCGACCGGGGCGTTGCTGAGACCGTCGCCGTAGAAGCCAGCGTAGTCGAGAGCCAGGGCCAGATCACGGGCGAGGTTCTCGCGGACGAGAGCTTCGATGCCGAGGCTGGACTGGTTCAGGAGGCGGCGGGTGATGGCGGAACGAGCAGCCAGGGTCTTCGCACGGAGCGAGACGAGGCCGAAGTTCACG